ACTGGTCACGGCGAACCCTGTGGGCCGCCAGAACATGCGCGCCGCACTTGAGGCGGCCGGATATGTGACGCGCGACGGAAGCAATTTTGCGCAAGACGCAACGTACCGCACGGTAGATGACAGAAAAAAAGTGGCGGCAGCCATTGAAACGGCAGCGGCGGCTTTACGGGCCTAACGTGTGAGCTAAGCTGACGGCGCGCCAGCGCGGGTCAGCTTGAGCCACAGGTTAGGCAGCGCCTGGTGGCGAACAAACCAAAGAACGAATATGAGCCTAGACGTTACCCTTGCCAACGCCAATGGAAGCGAGGTTTACTCGGCCAACATCACGCACAACCTGAACCGCATGGCTGAAGAAGCCGGCATCTATGCCTGCCTGTGGCGCCCCAATGAGAACGGCATCACGCACGCGCGGCAGATTATCGAGCCGCTGGCTGCAGGGCTTGCGCTGCTAGTGACAGACAAAGCGCGTTTTGAGCAGTTCGATGCCCCGAACGGGTGGGGGTTATGGGCGCACTTTGTACTATGGTGCGCTGACTACTTGCAGGCGTGCCGGGACAACCCCGACGCGCTGGTAAGTGTGAGCCGCTGAATTGGCGCTGCCTAACGTATGTTTAACTTTACCAGATGTGCAGCCCTAGCCATTCCTTGCGCGCATCTGCACGTTTGTAACTGCAACATGGATACCTTGTAGAGGAACATCGTCAACAGGCGCGACATGCAAATGGAGCGCTCGACCGTGATGGCGAGAGTCAAGAGGATGCGCGAGGCTGCAGTTCGCATGATCAGGTTGGCAACAGCGCTGTCAGTCTCGCCAGACCGACATAGCCGCCGCCGGGCCTTCGATGCGCTTGAGACATCTGTTCTCGATCTGCAGGTGTGCGATAGCATCGAAGCTCACTGGAGGAGCTATGAGTCACCCTAACCTCACCCGGAAGCAGGAAGCCTTCTGCATGGCATACGTGGAAACCGGCTGCGCCACCGAGGCCTACCGCAAGGCCGGATACTCCACCAACATCACTGTGGAAAACGTGTGGACACAGGCGAGCGTACTGCTGAAAAATCCGAAGGTCGCACAGAGGGTGTTCGAGCTTCAGAAAGAGATCAAGGAACGAGGCATCCTGAGCCTCGAAGAGCACATCGCAAACCTGCAGCACCTGCGCAACATGGCCGCGCAGGACGGAAAGTGGCAGGCGGCCATCCAGGCCGAGATCGCAATGGGCAGGGTCAGTGGGCACAACAACGGCCCGGGCATCGTGGTCAACAACACCACCAACGTCGAGATCACCGAGGTGCAGGCCGACCTCACGCTGGCAACGCCCGAGGAACTCGCCAAGATGGACGACGTCAAGGCGATCACCGCAAGGCTCATGGATAGGGCGAGGGCGGGATGAGCTTCAAGAGCAAGTCGCAATTGCTGCAAGAGATCTCCGCTGTCGTGCTGCAGCCCGAGGGCGAAAAGTGATCCCGCTCGACTGGAGCGTCGGCGAGCGCTGCGAGACGATCCTGGAGCAGATCGGGCTCATGCCGGCGATCGGTGTCGAGGTCGGCGTGTTCCGAGGCATGCTCGCAGCGAGACTGTTGCAGAGCAACCCAGACCTGAAGTTGGTGATGGTGGACCCGTGGGGCGTTGTCGAGGCGCCGGAGTCCTACATCGCGAGCTTGGACCCGCACGCGACGCTGACCACAGAGGAGCACGAGGAGTGCTACCGCGCGGCCTGTGCCAACGTGGCGTTCGCCGGCAGCCGGGCGATGATCCTCAGGACCACGTCCACCACCGCGGCCGCCATGTGCCAGGAAGGGTTCTTCGACTTCGTGTTCATCGACGGCGACCACTCGTACAAGTCGGTGTGCGCCGACATCGATGCCTGGAAGAGCAAGATCATGCCCGGCGGGTTCATCGCCGGCCACGACTATGCCAACCCGACGTACACGACCGTCGGCGCCTCGGTCAAGCGTGCAGTCGACGAGCGCTTCGGCGAGCACGTCCAACTCGGGAAAGACATGACTTGGTACGTGCGGCTATGAACGGCGCCGAGCTGCGCCTCGCCAGCGAACTGGCGGACTACACCACCCAGCTGAAGCGGCAGCGCGACATCATGGCCCGGGCCCTGCTGGAGATCGCCGGCCAGCAGCAGTTCGACGCGATCTCGGACCCGACCTGGGCGATCAGGCGGGCGGTGACTGCTCTCGACGAGTGCGACCGGCATGGGAGGGCGTCGTGAAGTGCCGAGCCTGCGGCCAGGACCACGACCCGCTGCTCGGGTGTGCCAGGGCGGCCAGGATCGCGGTGTTCAAGGCGAAGCAGGAAGCGCCAGCGGTGGCGGCGCCAGCGGCTGTTAACACACAACCCGATCAGGCGAAGAGTGTTAACAAGGACCGCCACAAGCCCGGGTACATGGCCGGCTACATGCGCAAGAAGAGGGCGGAGGCGAAGGGCAAGCCGTGAGCGCAGTCGTCGACCCTCTGGCCGCGATCCCGTGGATCGCCATCAAGGCCGAGCGCGCGAGGCGATCGTTCCGGTACTTCTTCGAGCACTTCGCGTGGCCGGCGCTGCTGCCGGGCGTCACGTTCGTGCCGAACTGGCACATCGACAGCATCTGCGAGCACCTTCAGGCGATCTCAGAGGGCAAGATCAGGAAGCTGATCATCAACATGCCGTTCCGGATGCTGAAGTCGACATTGGTGTCGCAGGCATGGCAGGCGTGGGAGTGGATCGATCACCCTGAACTGCAGTACCTGACCGCGAGCTATGCGCGCGACCTCGCGATCCGGGATGCGGTGGCCACGCGCAAGATCATCGACTCGAAGAACTATCAGGCATCGTGGGGCAACCGGTGGCGCCTGTCGTCGGACCAGAACGTCAAGTCGCGGTTCGACAACACCAGGGGCGGAGCGCGGACGGTGACCTCGACCGACTCGGCGGCCACCGGGTTCGGCGGGCACAGGCGGATCATCGACGACCCGATCAGCCCGAAGGAGGCGAACTCGGCGCTCGCGATCCTGACCAGCATCGACTTCTGGCGCGGCACCATGGCCACGCGTTCGAACGACCCGGAGAACGACGCCGCAGTGATCGTGCACCAGCGGCTGCACGAGAAGGATCTCACCGGCTACCTGCTGGCCGAGGAGCGCGGATGGGAGCACCTCGTGTTCCCGATGCGCTACGAGCCCGAGAACACCAAGACCACGAGCCTGGGGTTTCACGACCCGAGGACCAAGGAAGGCGAACTGCTGTTCCCGGTGCGCGTCGGCGAGATGGCCACGCGCGACCTGGAGAAGTCGCTCGGCCAGTACCACACCAACGCCCAACTGCAACAGCGTCCCGAGCCGCGCGGCGGCATCATCCTGCAGCGCAAGCACTACCGATTCTGGAAGGCGCTGCCGGCCGACCTCGATGAGGTGGTGATCAGCGTGGACTGCACGTTCAAGGATCTGCAGACCAGCGACTACGTTGCCATCCACGCGTGGGGCAACAAGGGCGCGAACAAGTACCTGCTGCGCCGGCTGAAGGAGCGGCTGAACTTCAAGGCGACATGCGATGCGATCAAGTCGATGAACGCGCTGTTCCCGGACTGCATCGCCACATTGATCGAGGACAAGGCCAACGGCAGCGCGGTGATTGAGACCCTGTCGAGCGAGGTGTCCGGCGTGATCCCGGTGAATCCGGACGGCGGCAAGGCGGCCCGCGCGTATGCCATGCAGCCCGAGCACGAGGCCGGCAACATCTGGCTGCCGGACCCGAGCATCGACCCTGAGATCGAGGTGTTCCTGAGCGCGTCGTCCAGCTTCACTGGCATGGAGGGCGGCGACGACGACGAGATCGATGCCATGACCCAGTACTGCAACTGGCGCCGCGTGCGCGACAAGAGCATGGGCCTGCAGCAATGGATGGCGGCCAAGGCCGAGGAGGTCAGGCGGCAGCGCCAAACTGGCGAGCCTGCTCGGCAGTAGAACTCAACCACCCTGACGCATAGAATCCGCGCGAATTCAATCTCTGGAGCACGTCATGGGCGAGGCGGCGAGTCTGATCAAGGCAGTCCACTCGGCCGGCGGCGTGGCTGCGGACAAGTTCAGGCAGCACTTCGCTGGCGGATGGGACGTGTCGTTCAGCGACAAGTTGTACAAGCCGGGCGCGAACAAGGTCGATCACACCAGCGCCTCGAACATGGATCTTCACGCGGCAAGCGACATCGCTCTCGTGAAGATAGCAACCTCGTGTTCGTACAGCCGATCGCTGCAGAAGTTGGCGAAGCAAGAATTCAGCGACCGCGGCATGCAAGTGCTCTGACATGGCGCAGCGCGAGACACTCGGCGAGAACATCGAGCCCGGGATCATCCAGCGGGTGGTTCAGGGTGTGCGCTATGCCATCACTGGAGTGGGCCCGACGAACT